GTTATGCAAAGAAAATGGTTCTTAACCGTTACTATGGTAGAATTTTCTGCGATGGTCTTCAGACCTTTGGAATTGGCGAATTGAGATAATCAATATTTGCAGATGTAAAAAAGGGGGTTTATTCAACCCCCTTTTTATTTTCTTCTGATTCTGCAATCGTAATGCTGCCGATTGCTTTAAATGTTTTTTCTAAATCTTCGTAACTTTCAATTCGTTTTTTTAAATCGGTGAGAGCATCAGCTAATGCTTTTTGAAGATTTTCCAGATTAATATCTTCGATTGAACATTCAACCCAACTAAAATCAATCCATTGATTTTTTATTTTATATTGACCAAATATTTCAACAATACCGTATATTGGTCTATATTTAGCCAAAAGTCTTTCTTTTGGTTTATCTTCGATTTTAATTTCCCATTCCATAACATTAACAAAAATTTTGTTTCACACCACAATTAAGTGATGTGAAACAATTTTTTTAATTTACAACAGTTGTATCAACTGGTGTTGCAGTTGTGTCTGCTGACATGGTAGCTTCAACAGCAGTACTATCAGTAGTTGTTTCAGCTTTTTTCGAATTAGTGCGACCACATGATACAGCAATCACAAAAACAAAGGCAATCAATACAAGTAAAAACTTTTTCATTTTAAATTTGTTTTAATGTTAATGTTATTTCGTATAAATAGAGTGTAAAGATAATAAAAATAACATTATGATACAATTATTTTTAATAATTGCTTTATTTTGGCTCATCACTCCACTCATTATCAAATATTAATTCTAATTTTGCTCTTGTATATGCGACATATTCAAGATTTTTCTCCTGAACGTATTGCCAATTTTTAACATTTTCCATTGGCAATAAATCTGGGCGTATTATAAATACCCTATTCGCTTCCAATCCTTTGATTTTGTGTACAGTACTTAGGCAAATTCCTTGAATTTCATCCGTAAAAATGGTTCTGATTTTATTTTTTAAATCAACAACACTATCAGAAAGACGAGCAAGAAACAATAATGTCATTACTTTATCTTCAAGTACAATATATCCGCTATGTTCATGTGGATTTAATACACCGCTTGCCTTTAAGTCTTTTCTGAATGTTTCTAATTCACCCTCCCAAAAGGAAGTCAGTTTTTCCAAGTTATTTATTTTCCCAATCAAATCAATCAATTGAATACCAATGTCACTTCCCTTAATAATTGCTTTTTTATGTTGAACGAGGAACTGGAAAAACAATTTTACCAATGGCATTGTTGTTCGACAAAGAATAAAATCCCCACTTTCAGCTTCTTCCAAAACATTTCCATCTCTCACAATACCATCAGGTGCATTATCCAATGCTTTAATATCTGGCACAATTTCCTGTGCCTTTTTTATGACATTTTTTGAACATCTGAATGATACTGATAATGGAAGTATTTTTGTTTTCGGAAACTTCTCAAACCATTCAAAGGATTTTTCATCGGCAGCATTGAAACCGTAAATTCCCTGAAAGAAATCACCAACTGTAATTAAACGACCTGTCGTTTTTCCACTTACCTTATCTCTTTTCAGTATTTTTTCAATGATTTTTATTTGGCATCTGTTTAAATCCTGAACTTCATCAACAAAAACATAGTCCTGTGGAAACATCCAAATACCATTGTCAACTGCTGGAAGATAAATCATATCAGTATAGTCGAAAAACTTTCTGTCGGTAGTTGCCTCATCCAAAACTTTAAGTACTCTTTTAATATCTTTTGATTTTGAGATATTTATGTCATATCTTTCAGCAATATATGGAACATATTCTGGTTTTAATGTTAATGTTAATCGGCAATAGTTTACCAATTTTTTGATATTGTCCAGATATTGTGAAATTGCATCATCACTATGGAATTCACTGCCCAAGTCCCATGATTTCGATTTTTTTAATATGATTTTATCGATTTTGAATTCATCGAATTGGATTTTATCGCCATATTTTCTTTTAATGGCTGCAGTTCCAAGTCCATATGTGGTATAGCATCTCACATGTTCAGGCAATTTTGTCTTTAATTCTTCCTGAATATGCTTATTGAATGCCAAAAATATTATATTCTTATCTTTTGGCAATAATTTAGCTGCTTCCACTATGGTTGTGGTTTTTCCAGCACCTGCATATGCCCTGATTAGTATATTTTCAGGTCTTTTCTTAATAAAAAGAAATATTCTTTCTTGTTCGGGAGTTGGCTTATGATTCATTTTACCTCAGTCCAATTATTATCATCAAATACATAGATTTTCATTTCATCGGTAACAAGAACCTTCAACCCATCTTTTTTTCTGAAAACTTTATCTTCATAAAATATTTCATTCCCTAACCTATTCAATTGTATAATGTTTTGAACTTGAAGATGATAACGATTATTTAAAATAAATGCAGCATCGCCAGATGTTTTCATTCCATCCCACAATAATTCAGCAATTTCATCACCAAGCTGACCAAGTAGATTAAGACTTGTATGTATCATGTCTGAAGTTTCTTGTTGTAATTTAGGTGTTTGACGTGAATAAACATCCTGAAGAATATATCTTGTTAATTCAATAGCTAAAAATCTGTCTTCGGGTTTTTGGTCATAATCATCGGGCAATTCGATACATGGTCTACCTAATGCATTTGGTTTAATTTCATATTCAATCTTATACATAATATTGGTATTAATGTGAATGTCACAAATATATATAAAAAACTTTGCAAAGCATAGCCTTTTTTTAAAAAAACTTTTTAGTATTTATATGAAATAAGCATAATTATGGCATTAATTACAACTGTCGATAGAAATAAATTGTATCTTCAAATCAAACACTTATTGGGATATCCGTTAAGACCGTTTGAATTAAAAGATGAAATGCTGGATAGTTATCTTGAAATTGCAATTGAAGATTATTCATCTGTTGTGAATAATTGGTTAATTCAGCAGCAATGGATTGCATTAGAGGGTATGAGCAAAGAAGCAAGCGATTTTCTTTCTGCATATACCGTTAAGTCAAACCATTATATGGAAGCATTCACATATGCATATTCAAGGCAGGTTGGTTTAGGTACGAATGCACCTGCAGCTATTGGCTGGGAATTAAAACGTGACTTTATTATAACACAGGCAAATACACAGCATTATATCATTCCTGCTGGAAGAGAAGTAAATGAAGTTTTGTGGGAAACACCGCCAGAAATGGATGGCGGTTTGGTTGACCCGTTTGCATTGAATGCATGGTCGCCCGGGATGGTCGGTTGGTCATATCTTGGTCGTCCAGCCATGTATGTTCAGCCAACATTTTCAACATTGTTGACTGCACAGGATAGAAGAATGAAACAAAGAGTTTTGCAATCAATTTTAACTTATCGCATAACTGGTTTGGCAAGTGGAGAAAAGGTATTACATTTGTATCCCGTACCCGGGTCTCGTGATGAGATTCAAGGTGTTTGGGGTAAGCATTATGCTGGTAGAAAAGTATGGTATTGGTATTATGATACAAAGGGTGGTGATAGAGATAAATGCATGGAAGAAAATCCTGATGTTGTTAGATTGCCATCTGATGCACCAATAAAAGTTTTGAAATGGGATAATATGAATGATGTTGCACGCCAGCAAATTCGTGATTTGTTTTTAGCACAAGTTAAAATAGCAATTGGTAATATCAGAGGCTTTTATAGTGGTGAACTTGGAGTAACCGAAAAAGCATTAACAATGGATTATCGTCATTTGCTCGAAGAAGGCACTAAATTAAAAGAAGATACAATGAAGATAATTCTTGACCAGCTTACTTATTTAAGTCAGGAAAAAATGACTGAAGTTCGTGCAAAAATAGCAGAAAATGTTAATAAAGAGCGTGGCTATCAACCACCAATGTTCCCAATTATATCAATTTAATATGAAAAAAGATAATAGACAACGACTTTTTGAAATGATGGAGAGAGTTAATCCTGATTTTCAGTCATCTGAAGATAATTCATGGGCAATATTTAGAATCGGTCATGGTGGAAAATGTTTTATTACTGCTTTAAGTAGTGCAGATAATAAATTTTTTGGTGAATGTCATTATCAAGTTAAGTATAGCGACCCCAAAGTATTAAAATTCACTTTAGAACAAGCAAAAGATTTAATAAAAAGAAATATTAATATTGATGACAAAATTGGTGTTGTAAATAGTAAGGGTATTCAAAAATTATACAATTGGAGAATTAAATATGAAGATAAATATCCTGAAAGTGAAATGTTGGGTGAAGAAGAAATTGAAAATAAGCCAAAATTAATTCTTCCTGTCGGTATTTCTGGTAGCGGTAAATCTACTTGGATTCAGGCTAATACTGATACTAATACTATTGTTGTTTCTCCCGATAATATTCGTAGAGAATTAACTGGCAATATTTCTGACCAAACAAAAAATGGCGAGGTTTGGGGATTAGCATTTCAAAGAGTTGCCGATGGTTTAAATGCTGGTAAAAACGTAATTCTTGATGCGACAAACATTAAATCAAGTGATAGAAAAAGGCTTATGGATTACATGAAGGTTCATGTTGATAAGCCATTTGAAGGATTTGCAAAAGTATTTAGTGTTGACCCAGAAATTGCCAAGCAAAGAGTAAGAAAAGATATTGAAGCTGGTGTTGATAGGTCAAATGTACCTGATTGGGCGATTGATAAGCAATATCGAATTTTTATTGATGATGTTAATTTACTTGAACCAGAAGGTTTTAAAATAATTGACTAATGAAAAAGAAAAAACAATTAATTGACCTTGAAGAGCAAAGAATGGGACTGTTTATGACAGACAATTCTTTTGATTTAGATGTTATGTACGGCAGGAATTATCTTGAAACAGATAATGCACAGGAAGTTATATTGCATAAAATCAACATAATTGAAACTAAAACACATAGCTTATATGGTCAAGCCAAAACTAAAGATAAAAAATTCTTTGCGCCAGTCAGACTTAAAGTAATGGTAACGGTTGAAGACGGAAAGCAGGAATTCTATGGTAGCAACCCCGGGGGCATTGCTCGTGATGATGCAGGTAATATCAGATTTGGAATTTATCTTAAAGAACTTGAAGACAAACAAGTTGAAATTGACAGAGGTGATATTATTGAATACAACATGAGTGGTCAAAAAAACAGGTATTATGAGGTTGCAAGTGCAAATAATGTAACTGACGAAACAAAAAAAACAATTGGTGGATTTAAATCATATTGGAAACTCGTTATTGGAGTGCCAGTGAAAGAAGACGTTGTTCCATTTTTAAGTGAAACGAAGGGAAATTAAATCTTTTTATATTTCAGAAGTATTTATATTAAATGACAATAAAAAATAACTTGAATTAAAAAAACGGAAACTATGGAATACTTAACACCTGTACAGGACCCTGAACAATTTTTACCAACTTGGTGGAATGTAAGTGGTATTAGAGGAATTAGGCTTGAAGCAAGAGCAGGTTTTGAAATCGCAGCAATGGGATACACCCAGCCAGTCCTTGCAAAACAAGACACCGTATTACGCAGTATTGTTCCTCAAGTATAATTAAGGGAATTAAAATGAAATGAAATAGGGGAGTCGCTTCTAAGTGGCTCTCTTATTGCTATTTGTATCAACTCATCTCAACAATAATTAGCAAAAATTTAACTAATTTTAATCAGTATTAGCTACCAATTTTAGTATTTATAATATATTGGAGCAACATAGATATGGCAAAGAGAATACTGATTTTCTTATTACTCATTTTTTTTACTCTGCAAGCAATTGCTGCTACTTATTACATTTCCCCAAATGGAAGTGATGGTGGTTCGGGTTCGTATTATTCACCTTGGAAATCATTATCCCATGCATCGAGTAATGTAAAAGGATTTGGTGATATTATTTTTGTTCAAAGTGGAACATATTATGAAACAGTATCATCCAGATTATCACTTGGTGTTAGAATAAAAGGAGATGGTATAAATTCTGTAATTACTACAACCACATTAACCGAACCGATTATTATACTCGAATCTCCAATTGGTACAATCGGCAATAATATCATATCTGACATTAAAATTGATGGTGGTTCAGTTTCACATTCTGGAATTTATATTAATGGAAGAACTGGTGTTGAAATTTCTAATTGTACACTTACCAATTTTGCTGAAATTTTTGGACTATTAGATGATGGTGTTTATGCAATATTTGGTGAATATACTAAAGATATTGAAATTCATCATAGTACAGTACAGGGAACAATACATTTATTTTATGTAGAAAATATTGATGTTCATCATTGTGTAATCGGTTATCCTGCGATGAATGTTAATTATAGGTCTGGTGTTTATGGTTGTGATGTTGATAATTTCACTGTCAGAAACTGTTATTTCAAAAATTTAGCTACTCAAATTACAATATCATCATATCCCAATACCAAGCTACAAAATATATTTATTTTCAATAATATAATGTATAATATTGGTGTGGCATCCAATGAATGGTATGGTTCTGGAATTGATTTGGGTGGCGTAACCGATGAGCCAGCACGTAATATTGTCATTGCTAATAACACAATGGTTGCAAATCCAAAAAACAGGCAAACCAGAATAGGTATTTATTTACCAATGGTTGGATATGCAACAGATGTTATTATTCAGAATAATATAATGACTGGTTTCAGGTATGCAACCATTTTTGCTGCAGGACCTGACCGTGTGATGGATGTTATTAAAATCGAAAATAACATATTTTGGGATAATACGAGCAATCCAGCAATGACATATTGTACAAGTGATTCAGCGTATTATACAAATGTTGATTTGCCATTAAATGAAGCCAGTAACTATATATTTGCCGACCCGCAATTTATGGGTGAAGATGATTTTCGTCTGAAAGAATTTTCACCAGCAATTGGTACTGGAATATACATTCCATCAATTACCACTGATTACGAAGATAATCAAAGAACAGAAATTTTTGATATTGGTGCATATGGTTTTGGATTAACAACTGAAATTATTGAAGGCGAAGAAATGGGATTTTTAGTATATCCTATTCCATTTTACGACCATTTTACTTTAGCAATCGATAATCCTAATTTTATTAATTTACGTATTAATGTTTCTGATATTCAAGGAAAAATTGTTTATCAAGATAAAATCACAGAGCCAATATCCATGATTTATTTGGATAAAGTCCTCTCTGGAATATACATATTAACTGTTATGAGAGAAGATGGTACAATAATTTCAACAATGAAAATAATTAAACTTTAATTATTCAATATCAAGTTGTAATGATTCATCATCAACCCAGATTGGAGTTTTTTCGCCCATGAATGCACCTTCGACATTAAAATCAAAGTATTCTTCGGCTTCTTCATATGTCATTTTATCTCTTTGCATTAAAATATCAATGCAAAGTGTTCTTGAATATACAAGAACAAATTGACTTGTTTGTTTAATTTTAGCAACACCAATAATTGCATCTTCAAATCCATCTGCAGAAAGAAATGTTTCTTCAGGATACTCTTCTTTAATAATCTCAAGTTTGTTCATCTTTTTTTAATTTAAAAAGTTTGTTTTTAATTTTTTCAAGTTCTTCTACGATTTTGGCGTGCTGGTCTTTTGATTGAATTCCCAAGTCATCACCATAATCTTTGAATATATCAATAACAAAGACAATAAATTCCTTTTCCTTATCAGAAAAATATGTACTTTTCCTGACAAAATGAAATAAAGCTAAAGCAAGTAAAACAACTGCTATTGCCAATAATAGTATTACGATATATAATATCGCCATTCAAATTATTTTGCTTTATAATAAATTAATATCGCAGCGTCTTCAAGCAGCTTGATATTTTCATTCATCTTTAATAGTTTATCAAATTTTGCCTGTAGAACCGCTTTATCTTCTTCCAGAGCACCGTTCTTTATTCGCTCAATGAAATCCTCAACTTCTTCATCTCTCAATTCTACAGCCATTTTAATAGCTTTACGAAGGTCAGAATCATCTGGCAATGGAATTGTTGTCATAGTTATAATTTTTTATATCCTGTAAATAATTCAGCTTTAATTGCAGGGTGTGATTTATAATCAACCAATTCAAAATCATCAACAGTTAATTGTAGTATATCATCAAGTGAATTAAGTTCTTTCTTAATTAACATTTTTGGTAACTGTAAGGGTTCTCTTGACAATTGGTCATTTACCATTGGAATATGGTTAACATATACATGTGTATCACCACCAATCCAAAATGCATCACCAGCAACCATTCCAACTGCTTTGGCAATAATCATCAATAACAGCGACATTGAAGCCAGATTGAAAGGAACTCCCAAGAAGGTATCACAGCTACGCTGATACATATTCATGTCAAGAAAATACTTTGGTACACCATGATTATCAAAATATTCGGTATATTCTTCATCGGTGTCAAGGTCTTCCCAGATTTCAGGTTCAATATTTTCAACGTACCAATCTAATCTTTCTTGAAGATTCATTGGTCTTACAATGAATTGATAGAGCAAATGACATGGCGGAAGTGCCATTTCTGGAAAATCCTTTTTATTCCAAGCATCAAGAATTTTATATCTTCCATATGGATTAGTTTTCAAGTCATTAATAATGTCTGCAATTTGGTCAACACCATTTTGATTGCGCCATTGATAACCATAAACTTTATCTAAATCACCATAATAATAAGTTTTATATTTATCATATGGATGTGGATTGTTTGGGTCATTTACTGTAACGCTTTGACCTGCCTTTACCATTTCAAGAAATTCTTCCATTCTCATTGGTGGTGCGCCCAATGGTACATAATGGTCTTTATACCAACGATATGCATCGCCATTCCAAATATTGACACCTTTATCAACAAGAGGTTTTATATTTGTTTCGCCACGTAGAAACCACAATAACTCTTCAATAATTCCTTTCAAGAACATTTTTTTTGTGGTGAGCAATGGAAATTTCTTATATACGTCTTCCATTAATATAGTTCCACGTGATAATCCGAAAGTGTTTGGCATATTTGCTCTACCACTTTCTTTCTCACGACCATTTTGGAGAATGTTTCGTAGTAAGTCTTGGTATTGTTTCATTTTTTCTTTGGATTGTTTATTGCCTCAATTTCACGATTGATGCGTGCGATATCGCCAGTTGTTAGCGGTATCATGTTAGTGGTAGTTTTACCGTTGATTTTTTCTGGCTTAGTGCCACGTTTAAGTTGTGCTTCAAGTCTTTGCTTCGCACCTTCTCTTCTAATTTTGATTCCAGTTGTACCCTTCATAATCAAATTGTTTTAAATAAAGTTATTAATAATTTATGATTTCCATTTCTTCTTGCCCAATATTAACAATATTATTGTTTTCATTCATATAAGAAACAACATATTTATCACCGATTGTTAGTTCCTCATCATTATAAAACACTAAAGTTTTAAATAACGATTTAAATTTTATTGGTGCGTAAATATGCACTGGACGCATTTCCATGTTATTTTCTGCTACAATTTTATTAAATTTTGTAACAAGTGTTTGATTCCAATCAGCCTGTGCTGTTGGGTCATTTGCGGGGTTTTGATAATTCCAATTTTCCATATTTAATAACGTATTTTTCCTGTAAAAAGATAGACAAATGGATTACTGATTAAATACCACAGTCTTGTATACCATTTCATGCCTGTTGTTATTACAACATTATTTTTATAATTATTATACAAATAAACGTTAGGTCCTTGCCCCCCATCCAAAAGTTCTTTTGGATTAACTTCTTTTAATTCAAATTCTTCCATATTATTTTCCTGTGCTTCCGAAGCCATTTGAACCCCTGAGACTATCAGAAAGTTGCTCGACTTCAATTAATGTTATTTTTGGTAATTCTAAGAATACAATTTGTGCAACTCTGTCACCAACTTTATATAGATTATCTCCATAAAGTACAGCATCTTTACCGCCAATTTTATAATCAAGTCTTCTTGTGCCCTGAAATCTGCACATAATTTCGCCACGATATGAAGCATCAATAACACCAACACAATTTTTTAGCATTAAATCATGTTTTGTTACTGAACTTCTGGGAAATACCAGACCAACATATCCTTCAGGAATTTCAACTGCAATTCCCGTATAATATACAATATAATCAGGTGTTTCTTCTTTTGACATTGCAAATAAATCAAAGCCAGCATCAACATCATATTTCTTTACTGGCGTTTGCGCATGCGGACTTAGTTTTTTAAATTTTATTTCCATACAAAATTATCAAGATTTAAATTATATAATTTTATGAAGTTTTCGTGATTTAAATGATACTTCATATTTTCAAGTAAATCATTTGCTTGCATATAAGCATCTTCACCAACAATTGGGTCGCTTGTTAGAAGATATGTTATTGGTAATTCACCGTCTTCATGAACACTATCACCAACAATAAGTTCGATTTTCCATAAATATCCATATTTCCAATATCTGTGGTTAACGCATCTGGTCAGGAAAAACAAACCTTCCTTACTATCTGTTACTCTGAAAAATATATGATATGGACTTGCACCATGACCACAACATGATTCCATTGTGACGATGCCCGGGAGTGAATTCATTGCATTACACAAATCAATACATTCAATATCCATATATTGGTCGTAATCAATTGTTTTTGCAAAAGATTTCACTATTCTGTTTCTTTCTTAAATTCTTCAATTATTTTTAACGTATCTCTCATGCTTTTATCTTCAGTAAAAGCATTATTTAAGTCAGTAACAAATTGTTTTTCAAGTTCTTTTTGATTATTATCAACTTCCTCTATTTTACCAAGAGCAAATTTAGCTTGTGCACCACAATCCATTTCAATTTGTGAAAATAATACATTGTTTACTGGATGCTTGGCATCATAATTTTCAGTATTTGCATAAAATTCCAATGCACTTTTAAGTACCGAAACAAGGTTCTGATATTCTTCTATGTTATTCATCTTCTTCCTCTTCAGTTTTATTTTCTTCAATTATTTTTTTCGCATCATTTACCTCATATGGGTATAATGTAAATTCCTTGCGACAAGGGTATTTTGATTTATTATTTAATCTTTGATGAAAGAATTTGCCCTGTGATTCAGCTTCTTCAAATTCTTCATATAGTTCAGGAGATACATTTCCGTATGAATATGTGTGACCTCTGTTGAAAGCAATATATAGTAAATTTCTGGCTGGAAAATAGGTTACTTTTAAAATATTATCAGAATCGAAAATGGCTTCAACATAGCCAATACTGCCGTCTTCATTTAAGACTTCTTTTCTCTCAATTAACATTTCTCTGGTTTAATTGACAAATATAATTAATTAAGAATTAAAGTGCAAGAGTATTTATAAAGAAACAATAAAAATGTCAATTCCAAAAAAGGTAAAACTCACGATAGATACCAATCCGCCAAAGGTTGGCACTGAATATCTTAAATATGGAATGGATAGAATTGAGGAATTAATGCGTCTGACCGACACGAAAACCAAATATCTTCCAAGAACCATATTACTTGAAGATTTAGACCAAGCACTTTTTGATTATGTTAATCGTGATGGAATGAAACTAACCCTTGATAATAAAACAGTTCCAGCATTTTATCTCGATAATGACCGTTGGGGCGAATTTAGCAAGACGTGGAAATTCATGGATAATGATAAAAACGTTCCTACACCATACATTACGGTAAGAAGAATTGATAAGAAACCCGGGACACGTATCGGCACAAAATATCGAGTTCCACAACCACGTAAATTCAGATATTTAAACGTTCCTATTTTGGATGAAGGTCAGATTATATATCTACAATTCAGAATGCCAGAGCCAACAAATGTAGACTTGACATATGAAGTTGCTTTATTTACAAAATACAGAGTTGATGTTAATCAATATGATGAGCAAGTATTAAAAAACTTTGCATCACGTCAGGATTATCTTGCAGTTAAAGGAAATCCAATTCCATTATTATTTGAAGGTTTTGCTGAAGCTAATCCTATTGAAAATATTGATGGTGATAGATTTTTTGTATCCAAATACGCATTAAAGGTTCTTGGCTTTATTCAAGATGAAAAAGAATTTGAAATTGTCAAGACCACAAGACAGCCAAGAATCGGTTACATTGTTCGATAAATAATTTTTGTATCAGTATAACTAAACGTATTTCCACTTGGTGGATTGGGTTGTGAAATTGTTAAATTATCAACAGTATTATTTGTTTTATTTGCATATTGAGCATTTGTTATTTCATATGCCCAGATATTTGGATAATGTGGTGCAATAAATCTCCAAGTTTTACTTGTATGATTTAATTCTATTTCGAAATGTATTCTCATTGCATTTGTGGCAAGCGAATTATCATCATTATAGAATGTTGCAACATTTCCAGTTTTTGCATTATAAAACATAAATTTAGCATAGCAAATACTCGTATTACCAGTTTGATTGTCAATATATGACATTGGAATATGTAAGTAGTAAAATTGACTGGTGTTTGCACTAATTCTATATTGTGGAATTGTATTGCCCTTTTTACTTAAATATGTGGTAAATATTTTCGTCTGTGTGTTAATATCATAAGTATCATATAAATCCAAAATAAAGAAACTGTTATTAAAATTATCTGAATTGCTTTGATATTCATAGCTTGTAAATCCTGCGCCAATAAAAGTATTCACATATGTTCCATTATAAAACCAGAATGAAATAATTGCATCTGTAGGGGTATTTGTTGCCTTATACCTAATTCTTTCTTCATCTACTGCAGGATTTATTAATTCATTTGTTACAAATTGTGTTTGGGCATCGATTTCTTGTTGAAGACCAAGAAAATTATCATCATTCCCAAATGGGATTTTAATGTTAACAAAATTATTAATAACTGTGCTTCCACTCGTATTTCCTGTAAACGATACAGGCTTTAATCTTATTTGTGCTTTTATTATAGACATGGTTTTCCTATATTACCCAAATCGCTTGTTGGTTTAATTGCCCTTATTGTTGAATTTTTAGTATACCATGCTTCTTCAAATGCAAGGCGGGTTTCAGTATCATTTAAATCTGGTGTTATTATAAAAACAATATTTGAAAATAAATATCTTCTCTGATTTACAAATGGATAATCAACACCAATTCCTGTTAATGGGTCAGTATATCCTTGTGGTAAAATTTCTCTCCATACATAATTTCCCATATCATCCAATTTTGTTGCATAATAAGGTATTGATGATACTATATCATATGCAGTATTGCCCGTATTTTCTTTATATAACTCATTCGAAAAATATCTTAATTGAAACGGGATGAATGGATTATATTTCCATCTTAAACGCTTATCTATCGGAGTTTTAATTACAATAGGCGGACCGAAAAATGGTGTTATTGTTATTTCGATAAATCCTTTATATGGCGTTTCAATATAAAAAGTCTGTGGATGCTCCTGTGCTTGATAAAATTGTGATTTTGAATATCCAATGACATCACCAATATAATTCATATTGTGAAATAAAATATCACCAATATTAAAAGTCGGAACAGTTGGAGTTAATTCAAAAGTACTTTCTGCATCAGTTACTGGTGACCATGTTGTTGCAAATAACTTTTCAGGTTTATTATCTCCATTTAGCTGTGGTTTATATTGAGCATATAAAAATAATTCGGTTAGCGGAAATCCAAAACCATCAAGAAGTCCTGAAACATCAAAATCTTTACTAAAATTAAATGCATATGCTTGTTCACCATATACATTATTTGCAAACCCTGCTGGATATAATTCAAGGTCACTTGGTGTTGCAATTACTTCAAATTTTCTAATATTATCAATTGCATCATCATATAATAAACTACTACCAGTAATGCCAGTAATCTGAGTATATCCGCTACTTGCTGGTTTTACCAAATAAAAATCAAATGAATTAAGCAAATTTTTATAGCTGCCTGTGGTTTGTGGATTAAAAAAATCAGTAAATCCACTATATGTAGATTTTAATCCGTTAAGCATTGACAAATACTCAATTTTACCATATATTCTATATATTTCATTCGCTTCTCTCTCTGCATCAAACACTTCTGTTGCTGAAAGAACATTACGAATGTCATATTCATGAATTAATGATAATTTATTGGATAGTTCAACCTTATCATAATTATCAACATTTACGGAATTAATATTTTTTAAGCTATTGAGTAATATTTCCACAATTTTAGTATTTACTATAAATACATTTAAAGAAAATTATGAAAAAACTTATTTACTTATTTATGATTATGCTTGTAATTTCATTTACAGGCTGTAAAAGTTGTAAGCCAGAAACTAAAATTACGCCAGAAGATTTAATTGGTAATTGGAATTTTCAGTCACTGACATTCAATAATTTTCTTTATGATACTGAGCCTGAACTTGCTGGACTGGATTTGACTTATAGTTATGTTCAACTAAGTTTTATTGATGTAACAACAACAGAAATCGGACTTCTTGACCATCGAGGTTCATTAACACCATATACAAAAAATTATACTCTATCCAATAATATAATTAATTTTGACAATGATAGTTTTGTGTTCCATATTGAGAATTGGGAAACTTTTAATGGTACTGTTTTAATGGTTAAATTTGTAAGTTCTAACGAAACAAATGAAGCACCGATTAATGGTATTTTTACAATGATAAGATAAAAAAAATCCCTCAAATTTGAGGGATTTTTTATTATTAAATAATTCCCAATAAATCAAGAAATTCAATACAGTCAGCAGCGTCAAATCCTTTATAAAAATATGTTTTCTGGTCTTCTGAATTTACTGGAATCCCATCAATTTTACCACCATCAATTGGACACGGTGTTGACCAACCTACTGGTGTATATGAACCATTTCGATATGTACCTTTAAGTTGATATGTACCATCTGAGGTTGGAATATTTCCTAAATTATCACTTGCATCTCCTTTTTTTGTTGATTTTCTCAAGTTTATAATATCTTCTTTTGGCACATAAATAAAATCAGTCCAGTTTAAATCTGAACGTGCCATAAATTGTGTATTAAATTGACCACCAGCAATTGGGTCGGTGTTTGCTTGATAAAAATGTCCATTAAATGAACTATTGTCTTCCAATTGTTTTGTAAAGTGGTCGGCAGAACGAACACTTCTAATATGTGACCAACCTTGTGTCATATAGCCAACTTGTGGTAAATGTATTGATAAATTCATCCAGTTTGCACCAAAACAAGGTACTGTAAGATTTGATATTTTTGTTGTTGAATTACTTGGAAATTCAAATTCGGCATTGTTGTAAGTATATCCACCCGAATCTGGGTCAATGCCATATGAACCATTAATAATAATACCAACATTATTAAATGCATGGTCATTAGTAGTAATATTTGCGTTGTTAATTGTATCCCCTCTAAAAAACCCATTGTTTAGTCCACCGTCAAATTGAGACGGGTCAGTAATATCTTTATTATATGTTAATCCATGAAATTTAGCAAGACTATAATAATTTCCACCAGAAAAAGTATAATGTTGTTTTCTCCATCTTTTGTTATATGCATCATCTGTACCAGCATGTGTAGTCCCGGGTTTTGAAAAACTTTCATTTCTTGGTGCATGTTGTGGAAACTTTAATTTATATCTGAATGGTGTTACTGTTGTGTTATTACCAATTTCACTGGTAAATTGCATTGGAATTATTTCTGGAGTTATTTCTAAAATGACAAATCCTCTGAATTTTGTAAAAATTCCACTTGAAGAATTATCATCAATAGGAATTTCACCACCTGATTCATCAGTAACAACTTTATTCCTATTACAACTAATAATAAACACAAAATCACCATCTCGCTTATATGCAGAATATTCAGACGGGTCTAATAATCGCATATCGCTGGCATCATCAGCAACATTTCCATCATCGATATCCTCATCACTAATTTCTGGCGGATAATAAAATATTTTTTCGGTTACTTTTCCAATTCTTTTAGATGACATACCAACCGTCACACTTTCATTTGACCTTGCATGAAATAATTCTTCAATTCGCCTTGTGCCACTATCATCTTCATCACCCCACATAGAGCCATCACCGTCAGTGAAAACACTTCCAAATATTATAAAAGTATTGGTTAATACTGAACGTATTCTAAAATCCTGACGAGTAATTCCAATTTCAAAATTTTCTGTATCACCCCAAAATGGTATTATATCTACACTAATTTCCTGTGTTTCAATATGTGGCAGGTCATTTAAATCAGTACTTGGCTTGATTTTGCTATTATTGTCAGTAAATAAATTTGGTGAATATCCTAAATTGGTTACCATTGCAGCAGGTGTCATTGAATATTTTCCAATATCAGTGATATCAACGCTCATATGAACCGTTTGTGTACCAATTGGTGCACCGAAAATCATATAATCACCAGAATCATTTGTCAATGCTGTATATTTATAATATTTTTTATATACATTAAAATGTGGGTCGTTAATAATAACCTCTTCTTTTGTGGGAAATGAACCAAATGGCTGTTTTGGTGATACTAAGCCAGTTTGCGGGTCAATTTTTGCCACACGTGGAAGTAAATTATATCTTTTACCATCGAGATTTTTATCTCTTGGTGTTGTATATGGATACAAACTTATAATTTCACTATTTTCAGCATCTTCATCACTTAAAGGAATGAAAATACTTATTTTTGCATTTGGTATTCCGATACCACCATTTGCTGTAACTCTTCCAACCAATACACCATAATCAGCATTAAAATCTCTATATGCATCTTTGGTGCTAATATTCAATGAAAGAAATTCAATCGTATCAACTTCTTGTTCAAGCTGTATTTTTACGTGACTATCAATTGTTGTGTTTCCGCTTTCAAAGTAAATACGTTGTGACTTATTCATATAATATGTGTTTCACATAAATACCTCACGTAAAAAAACTCAACCAAATGAAAAAATTTTTACATTTTTTAAAAAATTTTTTTCGGGAAATTCACCCCAATTTTTACCAAAAAATGAAAAATCTGGAAAAATTTGGAATGAAAAATTTTAAAAAATTAAAAATCTGGATTTATGGACAAGAATGACAATGAGATAATAATAAGCTGAAAACGCCTTTTGCAATCTTTTTTAGTATTTATTGAAAAAGATTAAGCAAACGCTAATTATAGAAAAATAAATAAAAAAATTAATAATTAATAAAGATGGCAGCAGAATTTGTATTCACCTCACCGGGTGTAAAATTTAGAGAACGTGACTTAACATTCGTTACACGTAACGTGGGCATCACTACTTTGGGTCTTGTTGGCGAAACATTGAAAGGTCCTGCATTTGAACCTATTTTCGTAAGAGATAAGACCGAATTCAGAGATAGGTTTGGTGCTCAAAGCACAAAAAGATTTTCAAGTGGATTGCTCCAATATCAATTGCCTTATGTAGCAAATGCATACCTTGACGAATCAAATCAATTATATGTAACCAGAGTATTGGGATTGTCAGGATATGACGCTGGTACTGCATGGGCACTTACATTAAGTGCAGGAGTTGACCCAGCAACAACTGGTTCAACGGCAGGTACACCATTTTATGATATTTTTACTGATGGTATATATAGAGGTGTATCATTATTATCGACTGGTGATACTGGAAGTCAATTTACTGGATTTACAAAAATAAGTGATACAGAGTTTGTAGGTACATTATTTGCATTTACTGCAATGACAATGACTGGTACAAGTGGAACTTGCTATGTAATACCTTATACATTAACAGGTACATCATATGAAGAGTATGAAGATATGGTGCTTGCAATTGTCAGAAGTAGAGGTACTGTACATAATGAAACAAATGCTCCTGCTTGGACTGAGTTTTATGCACAAACAGTAACTATGCCAGTGAGTGGTAATACTACACTTGTGGGAACGGGTGATTTATTTGGAATATTTGAACTTATTGCAACATCTGGTACATCAAGCGAAAAATATACAGTATCATTAAATCCTAATTCAAGCAGTTTCTTACCGAATGTAATTGGTTCAGAGGCTAAAGATAAAACAGCAAAAATTTGGGTTGAAGCAATATTTCCAAATTTGATTGAAAAAATTGATGCCGAAGGTTGGGGATATGGTGTAAATGCAGTGCTTATTTGCGATACACAACAATTCACAAACTACAAAACACAGTTCAAAACCCCTGAAACTCCTTGGGTTGTTTCTCAAATAAAAGGTAGTAGTGTTGATAGATTGTTCAAATTCATTAGCATCTCTGATGGTAATGCAGCCAATGCTGAAATTAAAATTAGTATTGCTAATATAAAACCTGATACATTGGAATTTGACATTATTATTCGTGATTTTTACGATACTGATGAAAATCCAAGAATTCTTGAAACATTCTCAAGATGTACGCTTATAAAAGGCTCAACAAGTTATGTTGGACAGCGTATTGGTACTTCAGATGGTGAATACGACCTTATGAGCAAGTATGTTATGCTTGAATTAGCAAGTCAAGACTTTGCTCCAGATGTATTCCCTGCAGGTTTTGAAGGTTATATGTTTAATGATTTTACTGCTGCTGGTGGCGTTGCACCAAAAATTTTCTACAAAACAGAATATGCAACAACCGAAAAACTCAGAAAAACCTATTTGGGTATATCTGAAAAAGGATATAGCACTTACGATTCTGATGGCGTTGTTGAATTTGCTGGAACTGGAATAAACCAGAATTTCTTTAATTTCAATGGACAATCTGGACAGGTACAAACAAAAGGTTTCCATATGGACTCAGGTGCAACTGGAACATATAATGGTGCTCAATTTGAAGTTGGTGCTGGTAGATTCCAGACTATTTTTGATGTTGATGAACCAGAAGATACATATTATGAATTAACTTCAAGAAAATTCACATTAGTACCTGCTGGTGGTTTCGATGGTTGGGATGTTAACAGAGGATATCGTTCATATGGTGATAATTATCGTCCTCGTGGTATTTGGGATGGCGTTGATGCTTCAGTTGCTGAAACTGATACATTAACTGACTGGCAAGCATGGTATACAGGAATACATACTTATGATAATCCTGAAGATGTTACAATTAATCTTTTTGCAACCCCGGGTATTAACTGGTCAGATAATACAACATTGATTCAGGAAACAATCGAAATGGTTGAAACTGAAAGAACTGATAGCTTGTACATCATTGATGCTCCTGACCTTCCATATCAGCAGATGATTGGTGAAGCAAAGGTAGATGTGATTGCAGCACAGGATATCGTTGACTTACTTGATGGTGCAGAAATAGATAGTAATTATGCATGTACATATTATCCTTGGATTCAAATGAGGGATACACAGAATAATGTTAATGTTTACATTCCACCAACAGGTGAAGTTGTAAAAGCAATGGCATTTACTGATAATACTAAATTCCCTTGGTTTGCTCCTGCTGGTTTACAGCGTGGCGTAACTGATGCAAGGAAATCTAAATTCAAATTAAGTCTTGATGCACGTGATATTCTTTATGCAGGTAGAATTAATCCAATGGCTGACTTTGCAGATGCAGGAACAGCAATATTTGGACAGAGGACACTTCAGAAGAAAGAAAGTGCTCTTGATAGAATAAATGTTCGCAGGTTGTTACTTCAGATTAAGGTTCTTATTGCAAATATTGCAATCAGACTTGTATTCGAACAGAATGACCAAGCAACTATCGACCAATTCTTGCAGAAGACTACTCCAATCCTTGATAATATCAAGAGAGAAAGAGGTTTGCAGGAGTTCAGAATTAAAATGGACGACAGTAATAATACACCAGAAACTCGTGATAGAAATGAATTGTACGGAGAAATATTCTTGAAGCCTACTCGTGCTCTTGAATTCATCGGCATTACATTTACAATAACTCCGAGTGGTGCATCATTTGCCGATGTTGGTGCATAAGATTTTTATGATTTTTTGAAGAAAGACCCACACACGGTGGGTCTTTTTTTTTATTGCAGTATTTATGAGTAAATTATATTAATATAAAATTTTATAAAAATGGCAAGGAAATTTAGAAAACTTGAAAAAGTTGAAGAAGAAGAAAAAGTCGAAATTAAAAAAGATGTTGAAATAATACCAGCACCAGAACCTGCTGTTGAGCCAGTGGTTGAAGAACCAAAAATTGTAATAACAATTCAGGAAGAGGATGTTAAAGACCTTGATGAAAAATTTGGAGTTGATGCTGAAGAAGAAATAAAAGAAATTGTTTCTGAAGAAGAAAATAAAATGGTTGACGAATCTGCAGAAATTTCTTCAATTGTGCTATCACCAGTACCTGAGTTTGAAGAAGAAAAAAATGTTGATATAGTTATAAAGCCAAAGCCAGATGTAAAACATTTAAGTCCTGCTGAACTTAGAGCATATCAAAGAACTGGTATTTTGCGCAAATAAAAATTTTATTTTCATAACGGAAGTATTTATATTAAAAATAACAAAAATAATTTTTACTTATTAATAACGTAAAAACATGGCAGGTGAAATGATTAGGGGCATCCCGTTTGAATACGAACCTAAACGAAATAATAGATTCTTTGCTGAATTCGCAGACGAATTGGGTATTGAAGTTTGGAAAGTTCAAAAATTTAAAAGACCGTCTATGAAAATCAACTCAGTTGAAGTTGACTTCATGAACGAAAAAAACTATGTTGCTGGTAGGTATCGTTGGGAAGAAATGGAAATCACATTCCTTGACCCAATCGGTCCTTCAACATCACAGCAGCTTATGGAATGGGTTCGTTTACATGCTGAATCTCTTACAGGTCGTATGGGTTATAAAGCAGGATATGCAAAAAATATTCTTCTTAAATCACTTGACCCAACTGGTATTGAGGTTGAAAAATGGTTCTTGGAACAATGCATGATAACTGGTATTAGTTTTGGCGATTTTGATTACGGTAATGATGAATTGATTAATATTACTCTGACGATACAACCTTGGCGTTGTATACTCAATTTATAATCAATTAGTTATCTATAATTTAAAAAGCATTAGAAAAACCACAAATATTTCATATATTTGTGGTTTCTTTTTATATGAAAACTGGAATATATAAAATATTAAATAAAGAAAACAATAAAGTATATATTGGCAGTGCTGTTGATATTAAAAAACGATGGCGTGACCATAAATGGCATTTAATACACAATAAACATCATAATTCACATTTACAATCATCTTGGAATAATTATGGAATTAATTCTTTTGAATTTTCAATAATATTTGAATGTTCCATAACAGAATTATTAGTTAATGAATTAAAATTTATTACATTATATAATTCATCAAATAGTAATTTTGGATATAATGTAAATGACCCAGAGCATTCATTTCTTAATAAAAGTCATACCGAAAAAACAAAACAAATTCTTTCTTTTCAAAAAAAAGGAAATAAAAATCCAATGTATGGTAAATGTGGTGATAAGCATCCGAATTATATGAAAAAAACACCAATTGAAATAAGAAATAAAATATCTTTAGCAAAAAAAGGTATTGCTACACATAGGCAAACAAATGTAAAATTATCTATCCTTGATGTTACTAATATTAAAAAATTATATTATATCCAAAAAATTTCACAACCAAAAATTGCACGACAATTTAATGTTTCTTATGCCACAATTAATAATATTATTACTAAAAAAACTTGGAGGTGCATTTAAGCTATGCAGCTAATTCTATCTTTCTATTTTCGAATATCAGGCTCACATAATATGACCTGTCCTTAGTTTCGATGATTTTATAATTGTCATTATTGTGTGAAAACCAGACAATATATGATTTTCCAAGTTTGATTGGAATATTTCTTTGAATGATTTGTTTATACATTTCCATTTGTAATGAATATAACTCCAAATCACAATCTTCCAACACGAATAAGTCACGAATTAAATGTCTTTCTTTACAATCAGTGGTAAAATCTTTATTTGTTTTCCAATCCCAAATCTGAAATTCTTTCATTTTGACATTATAAAATAAAATATCAAGCATTCCAGCAATCATCAATTCTTTATCATAAACGACATATTCTGTTTTAATTGGAATTAATTTACCATGTACATCATTATAAAAATTATTCACATGTCTTTTTGTAATATTATATTCATTAATTACGGGGTCAAAACCAAATTCTTTAATAATCATGTCTTTGGGATACTGAAATTTTTTATTTTGAAATAGATTTTCAGTGTAATCATGAATTGCCGAACCTTTTATTGTGCCTTTATTATTAATAAATTTCCAAGCACGTAATATTTCCCTTTGACTTATATGAAATTGTTCTCCCTTGTAATTAGACCAGTAATTTTCATTAAATTCTTCTTGGTACTGGTGTATTAGTGTTGTAACTGAAATTAATTCTCTGTTGTTAAGAAAATACTTATGAGGTTCATCGTAAAATGTAATGTCATTAAACGCAGTAAATATTTCATTCGGTACTGGTATGGGTATTTTCATGAAACAAAGATAAAGAATTTTTAATTTGTAACAATGTTTTTTTGTAGAATTGATTCAAAATTAAGGTTTTCCAAGTCGTTTATAATTGCATTTTTATCTGCTGGCATATTTGAATAACTATGAATGTGCTGAATTAATGCCTTTCTCATAATATTCAATGCTTCAACAAGCACATCTGCTCTTGCAATCGGATGCCCCTCATCAAAAATTCTCTCTCTGTCTTTTGGTTCTAATCTTGCTGATTTAAATTTAGGTGTTCCTGAATGTGAAATTATAGCAATTTTATCACTCATAATAACAGTATTGCTATAAAAATCTTCACTATCAGTCATTTTTTCAAACACCATTGATATTTGAGCAGGATTTTTTGTGTTTAATTTAAGGATATCATTATTTTCATGTTTACCTGCTCTGATATGAACTTCATTTAATCTTAAAATTATATCAGTATTAACTTTACCAACAATTGCAACATCAGTTTTTAACGGAAATACGCCATCAGCATCTGGATATGTTGTTGGTGCTTTCTCTGGAGCAACCAAAGCGTAATTCGTTGTAGATGGTGCAGTAAATATTGAATCGAACCCAATTTTATGTGGCTGAGATATCACACTACCAAGCCAATATCTGCTTTTTTCTGGATATTTTGTATCTTCCAGAAAAACTCTAACCATTTCACCTACTTGTGGATAAATATGAAAAAATTTTGGCATTAAAGGATAACTCCAAGGTAGATTTTCATTTGATGTATTATTATCCAATCCTTGTATTCTAACCTTAATCCTACCACCATCAGTTGGGTCTTCGATAGATGTTACTTCACCATAATATATTGTTCTGGTAAGGACATCCGTTTGACCAATTGGCTTATATGGATTACTTTTTTGTAATATTGGTTTATTGAATGGCATTTCTTTTTTCCATTTCTTCTATTAATGCAACATAATTTTTTTCTGCTTCAGCTAATTCATTAAGTTTATTGTTGATAATTTTTTCAAGTTCATCAACCTGAAAAGTATGGTCAACTATTTCCTGTTTTAATGTATCATGCTTTTTCTTGATATCATTAATCATTTTCAATAGTTCAGTTGGCGTATATTCAGATAAATTTTCCATTATTGTATAATTCCATAACCTTTTGAAAACATTATTGTTGAACCAAACACCGAAACAGGTCCTGTTGGTGAAATACCTGCTGCAGAAAGTGATATA